ACCCACGCTTGATGGTTCGGGACAAGTATTTGAAAAATAATGGAATAAAATAAAAAAAGTTCGTTTTATTCGGAAAATTCGTTTTATAATACAATTAGAGTATCAGGTTGGCGGATGTTGGTTCAAATCCGATTCCGCTATTTGCCTGGTTTCGGATTCTCCATCCAGACATTCCAGGCGTAGAGAAGGCATCCTTGAAAGAGGGTGTCTTTTGCCTAAAATCCAAAGAAAGGATGGTGTTGCCGGATGGCAAAACTTACAGAGAAGCAGCAATGCTTTATTGATGAATACCTGATTGACCTGAACGCAACACAAGCGGCGATTCGGGCAGGGTATTCAGTAAAAACAGCGCAGGAACAAAGTGCAAGGTTGTTATCAAAAGTTATGGTTCAGCAAGCTATTTCCGAAGCCATGGCCGAACGCTCCCGCCGCACTGGTATTAATCAGGACCGTATTCTAATCGAACTTGCCCGGATTGCTCTGCTTAATCCGAAAGCATTGGTCAATCTTGAAGATGCAACAGTAAACCCAGAAGCCTCGCCCGATGACTTAGCTGCTATAGCTTCGGTTAAGGTAAAGCGCTTTCCAACTAAGGACGGCGGGGAAGGAATAGAGCGGGAAGTGAAGTTTTATGACAAGATTAAGGCTATAGAACTGCTGGGAAAACATCTGGGCATGTTTAAGGATAGGATAGAATTGTCCGGAGAACTGGATAAGGAAAAGAGCAAGTTGGATTCCCTGCTGGTGCAGCTATCCAGTACGAATGAAATCTGTAAGGATTAGGCAACAGAGGGGGTGGTATTCCTTTGAGTAACGAAAGATTATTGCTGTCCGAAAAATATAAGGCATTTTTACGGTGTGACGCGCCAGTTGAGTTCCTCGAAGGAACCTGACCACAGCTGCAGGAAAGACAACCGTGGCATTATTCAAATTTATGTTAAAGGTGGCAGGCAGTCCCAAAAAACTGCACATCCTGGCTGCCGATGATACCGGAGCCGCGGAGAAAAACATTATCCACAAAGACCTGGGTATCTTAGATGATTTTGGCCTTTTGGTGGAATATAAGGGCAATGGTTCAGGCCGCTACAAGATGCCGCACCTGCTCTTTCACACAACCAGCGGCGACAAGATTATCTTCGTGGTCGGCTATGGCAACAAGCGCAAATGGAAGGATGCCCTGGGCGGTCAGTATGGGTGCCTCTACATCGACGAGATTAACACAGCAGATATTGACTTCATCCGTGAGGCTGCTATGCGCTGTGATTATCTGATTGCTACCTTAAACCCGGATGATCCGAGTCTACCGGTTTACAAAGAATATATTAACTGTTCCCGCCCTCTGCCAGAATGGAAAAAGGAAACGCCAAAGGAAATTTTAGAAGAATTAACTGAAGAACCAAAGCCCGGATGGGTGCACTGGTTCTTTTCTTTTACCCATAATCTGGGCCTGGCAGCAGAGAAATTACAGCAAATCCTTCAAAACACACCCAAGGGAACAAAAATCTGGAAAAATAAAATTGAGGGTCTTCGGGGTAAGGCAACGGGACTTATTTTCAGTAACTTTAACCGAAAACAGCATGTGGTTTCCTCTGCCTGGATAAAACAGCAGGTGAAGCAGGGAAAGCTGAAATTCAAGACTTTTACGGCGGGCATAGATACCTCCTATTCTTCCAAATCTCCGGATACCATAGCCATGATGTTTCAGGGAATTACTGAAGACAGGAAGCTGATCACCTTAGCAGAGAAGGTCTACAGCAATGCCGACTTAGATATCCCTCTGGCTCCTTCAGATACGGCGGTAAAGCTGATTGATTTTCTGGAACAATGCCGGAAGGAATGGGGCTTTGCCAAGGATGTTTACATTGATAATGCTGACCAGGCAACGATTACGGAACTTCGCAAGTATAAGCGCCTCCATGGATGTCTGTATCATTTCTGGGATGCCTATAAGAAACTGGAAATCTTAGACCGGATAAACCTGCAGCTTGGATGGATTCAGCAGGGATGCTATCTGGTGGTAGAAACTTGCGTGGAGCATATCGCAGAGTTGGAGAAATATTCCTGGGATGAAGAGAAGGACAAACCGGAAGACGCCCATGACCATACGATTAATGCCCAGCAGTATGCATTCATCCCTTACCGCAATCATATCGGCTTTGCCGCCGATGAGGATAGCCAGAAAAGAAAATGACACATACATTAAAGAAGTCATAGAGCAGGAGGAGAAAAGAAAGTGGGGCTGTTTCAGAAAATGAATGAACAGATTAAGCGAGGTATCCGAAGCTGGTTAAATATTGTACCATCTAACCCCTACAGCATCCAGATTCAGGAAGTCCTGGATTTTGAAACCAATGCCATCTGCAACCGGATCTGGTATCGCGGGGATGGAAATGAACTGGAGCAGATGTATCAGCAAAATCCGGAATGGGCAGACCGGTATAAGTTCTGGGCCTGCAAAAGCACTCCTGGAATGGAGATGCGAAAGATTCATACGGGCCTGCCGGGGCTTATAGTGCGGATTCTTGCCGCGATTGTCCTGACGGATATGAATCCCTTTGACTTTAGCGAGAATGAAGCCCAGAAAACCATATGGGAAGCTATTGCCAAAGAAAACAAGTTTACTAAGAAGCTGGAAAAAACTTTAAAAGAGGTTTTGTTCATAGGAGATGGGGCCTTTAAAGTCACAATAGATACCGAGGTCAGCAGTTATCCGATTCTGGAATGGTATCCGGGGGACAGAATAGAGATTATCCGCCATCGTGACCGGGTGAAGGAAGTTATATTTAAGACCCCGTATAAGTCCGGGTATCAGCAGTATGTTCTCTTTGAACATTACGGTTTCGGGTATATAAAAAATGAACTGTATCTTAATGAGATGCAGGTCGGGATGGATGTACTGGAAGAAACAAAAGGAATCAGAGATTTTACTTTTGATCAATCAGTAATGCTGGCTGTACCTGTCCAGGTCTATGAATCCGCAAAATTTGAAGGGCGGGGCGGTTCTGTTTTTGACGGGAAGCTGGATAGCTTTGATGCTTTAGATGAAGCCTGGTCCCAGTGGATGGATGCGCTGCGGGCAGGTCGGGCAAAGACCTATATCCCGGAATGTCTGGTTCCCAGGAATCCGAACACCGGGGAAATCTTACGTCCTAATTCCTTTGATAACCGTTTCATTCAAAGTGATAATGATATGTCTGAAGGAGCAAAGAACCAGATTGACACGGAGCAGCCAACGATTCCGCATGAAAGTTATCTGGCTTCCTACTGTACGGCTCTGGATTTGTGCCTGCAAGGGCTGATCAGTCCCTCTACCTTAGGGATTGACGTAAAAAAGCTGGATAATGCAGAGGCACAGAGGGAAAAAGAAAAGGCAACACTTTATACCAGAGATGCGATTATTGAGGCGATGCAAGAAGCTCTCCCTGAGTTGGTCAGTGCAGCTATTAATGCCTATTATCTCCTGCTTAAACAGCCTGTGCAGGAAATCAAGGTGGCAGTTCCTTTTGGAGAGTACGCTAATCCGTCTTTTGAAAGTCAGGTGGAAACTTTAACCAAGGCCAGGCCAGGAGCGCCGCTGCTAAGCATTGAAGCCCAGGTAGAGGAACTGTATGGGGATTCCAAAGATGAAGAGTGGAAAAAGAAAGAGATAGAAAGGCTTAAGGCAGAGCAGGGGATGCTTGAAATGGAAGAACCTGCTGTGGGTCAGGAACTGGATGCAAACAAGGAAAACGCTCTGGAAGGAAGCAGTATGCTTAATGGTGCACAGATAAGTTCATTGATGAATGTTATCAAGATGGTTAAGGAAAAGAGTGTGACCAGAAGCGAAGCTATTGCCATTATTACAGCTACTTTGGGGATTTCCAGAGAGAACGCAGAAAGCTTTATCGAGGAGGGGATGCAAAGTGCAGGTGAAGGTAGCCAACCGTCTGTACCAAATGGGTAAGGAGGAGTATCAGAAGCTGTTGCTGATTGCCAGGGAGCAGGTTCCTTTTGGAATTTATGCGATTGAAAAGAAAAATTATGCAGAACTGTACAACGAACGCTGTCAGAGTATGGGGCAGTTAAAGAAGCTTAAGCGTCAGCTGACTGCCCAGGGCTTTAAAGTGCTGGTCAACGATGGAGGAGGCCATGGATGAGTATGATATTACGGCAGCATTTAAGGCGATAGAGGATGAACTGATTGCTTCCATGATGCGAAACATGGCTAATCATCGGGCAGAGGAAGGTCATGAAGGAAAAGCGTGGAGCATGTGGCAGGCCGAACAGCTTAAGGCATTGGAACAGTATAAGCGGGAAAACCAGAGGAAATACCGCCGCCGCTTTCAGGACATTAACAAAGATATTGACAAGCTGCTTAGAAAGGCCAGAGAAACCGGAGGAATGGAGCAGGAAAAGGAAATCCTTGAAGCGATGAAAAAAGGCTTCTTTCCTTCCCATTCGCCGGATGCGCTGACTGCTGAATTCTTCCGTTTAAATGACCGGAAACTGGAAGCACTGATTCAGGCAACTGCGCAGGATATGGAAAAAGCGGAAGTTGCTGTTCTGCGGCGGGCCAATGACCAGTACCGGAAGGCGATATTCAATGCCCAGGTTTATGCAAATACCGGGGCCGGGACGTATGAAAAGGCTGTGGATATGGCAACAAAAGATATGCTGTCTGCCGGGTTAAACTGTATTGTTTATGCCAATGGTGCCCGCCATACGCTTTCGGATTATGCAGATATGGCTATCCGGACAGCCTCCAAGAGGGCCTACCTGCAGGGCGAAGGAGATAAGCGCAGAGAATGGGGGATAAGCACCGTAATATTGGCTAAACGAGGAAACCCCTGCCCCAAGTGCCGCCCCTTTGTTGGGAAAGTTTTTATTGATGATATCTGGTCTGGGGGGAAGGCGTCAGACAAAAAGTACCCTCTGCTGAGTGGGGCGGTGGCAGCGGGGCTTTATCATCCACGCTGTAAAGACAGCCATACCACCTATTTCCCCGGTATCTCTACCGCAGATGATACATGGACAGAGGAGGAACTAAAGGCTGTAGATCAGGCGAACAGGGAAGAGATAAGTCGGCAATACAGCAGACGTCAGGCAGAGAAGTTCGGACGGTTAGCGACCTATTCGCTGGACGAAGAAAATAAAAGGAAATACCAGCAAAAGGCCGAGGAATGGCAGGAGCAGGCAGATATCCGTAAGACCATCAATCAGAAAATGGAGCAGGTTTTTGACCATGAACCCGTCAGCATATTTGCTATTAAATCGCCATACCGCGATGAACTTGATGAGGCTCTGGGGCAAACGCCGGAAAATGTAAAGAGAATTCTTCTTAAGTATCAGGACGAGATTGTACTAATCAATGAGGTAGCACTCCAGACCCGCGAAGGAATAAAAGGAATTCGTATTAATTTGAACAAGGATCGCCTGAATAAACGTGGAAAGTGGACCGGGCTTTTCCATGAGATGGGGCACCGGATAGACAGGCTGTCTGGACGGCCTTCACAAAATCCACAGTTTGAAGTCGCTCTTGAAAATGATTTTGAAACTCTTGTAAAGAACTATCAGAGACAGTATAATAAAAATCGGATAGTTGCTTATGAGGAAATTGGAAAACGCATAAAAAATCCAGAGTATCATTCCATATCTGATTTGTTTGGTGCAATGAGTAATAATCAGTGTAAAGGGACTTATAGTCATCCAGAATCGGGATACTGGGATAAACCAGGAAGGTTGGGGAAAGAAGCCTTTGCTCATTTCTTTGAGGCAGTTAGCCGGGGAGATGAGGTAAAAAAAGGGCTTCTTAAACAGGCTTTCCCTCAAGCGTTTTCCATGTTTGAAAGAATGTTGGAGGGATGCTGATGTTACCTGATTTTTTAATGAGAGAACCCGAAGAACCAGATGAGGAAACGTTGCTTTTCGAGGAAGCGATTGAGCGATACAAAAAAGAGATAGGTGATCATTTAATTACCGAACCATCTTGCTATTCTCCACGGGAATGGGCAGACATGCTTAACGAGTGCGTAGAAAAGCATATTACGATATGGGAGTTATGGGGTGAACCCTATGACCCGGAGTGTGATTACTAAAATTTAATCATGGATAGCAAAGCAAAGACCACCAGCAAACCTGCCGGTGGTCTTTTTATGCTCAAAATAAAGGAAAAGGAGAGATGTCTGATG